TTTCTAGATGAGATAAAAAAGTTAGGAAGCAGAGGAATTTTTTATAGAGTTGTAGTTGATGATCAAGTTATACAAGATCCAAAAGAACTGGAAATAACAAAAGTTCCGCAAGAAGTTCATATCGTTCCTATTGTTTGGGGAGCAGGAAAAAATGGAGCATTGATCGCCATTGGTGCGGTTTTAATGATAGCTACTGCTGGCGCAGCAGGACTTTTGGGAGCCGCAATGCAAGGCGCTATAATTGGCTCGGGAGGTATGGCTGCTGGGTCTGTATTTGCTAGCGCGGTAAGTGCTGCTGGTGGTGGTCTAAGTATGTTGGGAAGCGCTATATTTGGAATAGGAGCCTCCTTGGCCCTTCAAGGCGTAATGGGGTTATTATATCCACCACCAAAACCAGACTTTAATCAAGAAGTTGCGGCAGGCGGCAAGTCTTATTTGTTTGGAGGCAAATCTAACAATACATCTCAAGGCCAAGCTGTTCCAGTTGGATATGGCAGACTGTTGATAGGAAGCTCGCAGATCAGCGCGAATCTGGGCCATTATCCTTTAAAGACTGATATTAAAGCCTTGATGACTCCTGTTGATAGGCCAATCGATGATTATACTGATCTTGAGTTCAGTAACGAAGACGAAACGGCAGCAGTAGATAGTTTTTATACAAACCAAGCGATGGGAATGGACGAATCTCTTTCGTTCACAACTGTTAATATTTTAAATTCTTATGCCAGCATAATAAGCAGAAGTGCGGCTAAGGTTACAACTGAACCTGTTGAAGTCGTAGTTAAAAGAAATGGCGAAATAATCTCTAACCCAAATCTCCCAAATTACGATCTTGATGTTCAGTATTTATGGGAAGATCTGAGTTCAGAAATAAATAAGGGCAAAGTAAAAATTGAAAACCCTTATGCTTTTAGTTCTGGAGTTGTTTATAGATCTTATTTTGCAAAAGACTTTTCGTATTATAGCCAATTAGAAGGCGTTTCAAACACAGGAGGCTCTTATTTTATTTCTTATCCGCAGAATTCTTTAATTAGATATGGCCCAGCGCAATTCAGAACTTTAGTGTTTGCAAATTGGGATAGTGGATATGCATACGCAAGTGGAGAGTTAGTAAGGCTGACAGGAACTACAGGAGATCTCCATTACAAAGCGCTAACGGGACATAGTGGCATTGAGCCAACTGGCGCTGCAAGTGGAGCTTCTTGTTGGAAGGCGGTGTCTTCTCCTGCTTCAGAAAGTCTTTATAAAGCATTATTTGACGCTACAGGCTGGCTACCAACCGACACAAATGCTTGGGAACAAATATCTTCTCCTTCTACTAGCGGTCAATTTAATGATTTAATTAATTTGTTTGGTTCTCCTTATAAACCAGACGCCATTCATGCCGCAGCCATAAACGGAACAAATATTAACAGAACCTACCTTGAAGGAACTTCGAATGACGATGCCAGATTGAATGCCGATAATTATGCTATGGAATTTTTAGGCTTTTATAAGGTTCCATTTGTTAGAAATAGGGTGATAAATATAGCTGATGCTGAGAATGGAGTTATGTATGAAGTCATAAACCCCGGAGTAACTGGCGGCGTTCAGTGGACAGGCGCGGGCTTAACAGGTGCGGCTGGCGCTGCTATTCCTGTTGTAGCTGGAATGACTTTTACAAAAAACTCAAATCAAGTCACAGGAGATGGAACAATAATGAGGGTAGCGTCTTATAAATTTAAATTAGATTCTGACGACGCTTCTGATTTATATATTGATGGTCAGTTAGCTAGCTCATATTATGGAAATCACGGAATGTATTCGGGTTTTGCAGATTATCAAAACCCAACAGAAGGTGAGATAGAAGATTTGGACTCAACTACGTCAGAAATTTATCTGACTGTAGGTTATCATAGATTATATGCTAGATTTCAAGACAGTTTGGGAGGAGAGGGAATTTCAATATATAGAAAAATTGATTCAAATGGAGATACTGTTTATTCGAATTGGACAATAATACCAAAAGAAGAACTCTTTCATAGAAAGACATCTGATTTTTCTGTTAATAGATATGATAAATTTTTGGCAAAAAATCTACTTATCGAAGCTTCTGAAACGGTTGTTGGAAAAAAATACAGAATAGCAACAGTGGGCACCATAAATTGGGGATCAATAGGCGCAAGCTCTCCAAGAGTAGGGACTATTTTTGTTAGAAGAGCAGGAACGGTGACAGGTTCTGGAGGTTTTGTTTTCGAAGACGCTTTCAGCCACTACGAATCAACCGCTGCAAATTCAAACAGAATGGTGACATTCTCTTCTGAGCGTCCCATTAAAAATGGCAAAATAGATAAGGGCTTATCTTACTACCAAGCTAAATATAAATGTAAAGTAATAGTAGATAATCAAGAGCAAAACACATCTCCCGTAAAACTTAATATAAGATTTTTACCAACAGAGCTTCCACTCGATTCAAACCAAAGAGGTACTTTATCAACCCAAGCTTTTATTGATGTATGAAAATATTAAATCCATACAGATTTTTAAAAGGTAAGGGCGGCGCTGGTGGTAAAAGCGGAAATGATCCAAAGTTAGTTCCGCCACAAGCTCAAAATTTGAGAAGAACTATTTCTCTTAGCGAAACAATAGATATTCTCTGTGAAGGCCCAATTTATGGGTTGGTAGATCAATTTGGCAGAAAAGCATATGGATTAGATATGCTTAAAGGTATTTATTTAAACGGAATACCCGTTATGAATAATAAAGGAGAATATAATTTTAGAAATATACTGATGGAGGTTAATCTCGGGACAGAGAATCAAAAGCCTCTGCCAAGTTTTAAAAACGTAAATATTCCAAGAAGCGCAGGGTTTAAATTGCTTGGCCCAATAAAAGCTGTTGATGACGCAACGGAGGCTCCATTAAATAATAGAGCGGGAGGAAACTTCGTTAACTGGGCCAAAGCGGGAGATTGGCCTTCCGAGAACAAAGATCCATTTGTGTTTGTTCATAAAATAAAAAATAAAGACGTAAAGAAGTTAAAAATAAGTTTATTAGTTGAAGCTTTATCTGATACAGTTGACGTTAAAACTGGCAGCACAAATAATATCGGAACATCAAAAGAAGCAACTATGACGTTGTTTTTAACATACGGATTAGAAAACTCTTTCAGTGCAATAAGCAGAACAATCACTATTCGCGGAACTGCAACAAGTCCATTCGCAATGGTAATTGGCGACTCTGAATCTGAAGAAGATGCCGCAGCGTCAACAGCGGCGGCAAAAATTGCAACAGGAGGAACGATATCTAATAGCTATACCGCCTCGGCTCCAAGCGGAGGTGGAGGCAGAAATATATCTAATTCTTTGGGTAGTTATAACGAAAATATAGATCAAGATCCTGTGCTAAATAGATAAAAATGCCAATAGAAAAAACATCTCAAGAACAAATAGCGGATAAACTATACCCTACAAATCCCGCTAAAATACTGAATACTATAACTTTTCTTAAGAGAAGGTATTTTAAAGATTTTATTCCTTCTTCGCCAGAAAGAGAATTAGTGAGTGCGGGATATGTCGGTCTTGGAGTTGGAACAGCGGCAACATTTACGTCTGTAACTGCTTCAGCAGCAAAAGGAAACGCGATTACATTAACAGGTACAGCTACATATAGACTTACCAGAGGAGCAACTGGAACTGTGGTTCCCGCATTGGGGCTAGTGGCGCAAATAAATATAGGAAGACTAGATACTGGTTTCGCTTCATTACAAGTTAGATCAACTCCAGCTAATATAAATGCAGATGGAACATTTAGCTTTACAATACCAGGATCAGAAACGCAAAAAATGGCCGCTGGGACTCATACTGTTTATATTGATGCTTTTTCTCCAATAGGTTCAGTAAGGCTAGCAGCTTCTGGGATGGAAAATGATGTAAGAACTTTTGTTATTACTTAACCTTGATTTATAATAAATTATGGACGACGGCTATTCAGATCAGTCACAAGGAAACGAAGATTCAGAGAGCAATTTAACCTATGTCGGTATTGATTCTGGCATGGGGGAAATCGTCCTTCCTCCATCAATTGATGGAAGAGACAGGTTCGTGTCGCTAGAAAAAATTACTCCAGAAACAATCAATCCGTTAGTCAAAAGAGAAATTTCTGTTGAAAGCGTCATCGAGGTAATTGATAGGAGCTTTTCCTATCCAATGACAGCGCATGTGGGATTGAAGTTTGACTCTAGGACTTTTTCTAATTTTCCTAAAAGAGAGTTTGACGTAAAAATGAAGAAGGTTAAAGTTCCTTCTAATTATTACTCAATTGGAGGCAACGGATTAGATAGGCGCTACATATATACTAGCCCAAACTTTGCTGGAGACCCAAGTAATCTTGATATTGCTTTCGTTGTGGATCAAAACATGAATTATGCCCAAAGACAATTGCTGATTAGAAATATCAAAGAAATGATATCTAAGCTGGTGGCTGGATATACATTTGTCCGAGCTTCGATTTGGCAAACATCTGCGACCCAAGACACGACATTAAACGAAAAAACCGGAGAGAAGTTAATTGGTTTTACCTACTATGAAACTGATGATTTTTTTGAAATAGAAAGTCCAGATGCAAATGGAGGGTCAAATACAAATCTACTGACAAAATTAACTGCCGCATTAAATTTTTCGAATAAAATAACTACAGATCCAACAGAGACTTCAATTGCAAATTTCTTTTTAAGAAGAAGTCAATTTGGTTTGACTGATGAAGCTGGAACTTTAAAAGAAGAAGATGTTTTGAGCAAGATTTGGGTTAATACAGTTAGGAAGGTGGTATATTTTTCTGGATCAGAGCCAGAAACCATGTCTGCAAAAACATATGCAATACTTTTGAACCACGCCCAAGAAAATGCGATTCAAATATATTACATATTCAATGACGCCAACTCTTCTGGAACGAGAACATTAAGAGAACTCGCAGTTGACTCTGGTGGTGGTAAATTTAACTGTAGGCATGATTCTGATATAGAATTTCAAAAATTTTGCAGCAATCAGTTTTACGATCATAACAAAATATATTATGGGGATTGGGATGGCACATTCAAAATAGCTTGGACAGATAATCCTGCATGGGTATTGTATGACATCATCACCGATACAAATTATGGCCTTGGCAATTATATTGATAACAATTCAATAGATAAGTGGACGCTTTATGATATCGGCAGATACTGCGATGCTGTAAATGATAAAGGATTTTTTGAAGGCGTATCTGACGGCAAGGGCGGACTAGAGCCAAGATATACTTGCAATATAATATTCGGCAATAAAGATGAGGCTTACAAGGTAATTAAGGATATCGCTGCTATTTTCAAAGGCATTGTTTATTGGAATACTGAAGGCTTTTCGTTCTTTGCAGATAGGCCAAAACAACCAATAATGTATTTTGCCAATTCTAATGTTAAAGATGGCGCTTTCAATTATACAGAAACCGCTAAAAATCTTAGATACACAAGCGTAGAAGTTGTATATAATGATAAATTTGATAATTTTAAAACTAAAATAGAGTTTGTTGAAGACATGGATGGAATTAGAACGTTTGGCCTAAACCCATTTAAAGTTAATGCGGCTGGATGCACTTCCCGTTCTGAAGCGAGGAGAATAGGCAGATACATTCTTCATTCGTCAATGTTTGAAGCGGACACCGTATCCTTTACTGCTGGATTAGAAGGCGCTTATTTGCAACCTGGTGATATTTTTGCTGTTAGCGACGAACTAAAGAATGTGGCTAGAACATTTGGAAGAATACTTTCTGTAGACACTTTTGACGGCTCAGTAAGAATCGATGGAGAATTTGCAACCGGATTAGATTCTGGAATATATATCCATGTTCCTTCTGGAAACTTTGCAGTTTCAGATTTAAATTCGATGACTGGATCTGATGGCTCTTTTAGTGGAACTCTAGATATCATCAGGGCAAGAAGACAATCTCAAGTAAAAAAATATAATATATGCGCTCATACTGATTTAGACTATGGCGCTCTTTTAACTTTAACTGGAAATTTTCTTCTAAAATCTGGAGTTGTTGATGTCCACGTAGACGAAGGAAGAATTTCTGGATCAAGCCAAGTAACGGGAGAGACAAATCTAGATGGATCATTCTATACATTTCCTGAAGGGACGATCATTGATGGAAATCCAACTGTTGACACTGTTAGTTTTTCAGAAGTTTCAGGGCTACTTAAAGACTTAGAAATAGACGTAGATGTTTCTGGAACGGGATTAACTGGTCAATTAATTGGAAATGAATCAAATCGGACCGGCGTTATTTCTTATTCTATATCTTCCAGTTCTACTTTGGCCGTAAACGGCAGCACACTAACAACGTTAAGCACAGATCAGATATATGCGGCTAGATTAACTATAGCAGGAGCAATTGAGGCCCAAACAACTCTTGCTTCACTTGATGCTGTTTTTTCAAACGCAGTATTTACCTCTGCTGCCACAGGACAGGCAATTGTTGTCTTTACAAGGGGAGGAGTAATAAGTAACGGCTTTAATGCAAGTTCAACTTGGGCAACCGATTATGGAGCAACAGAAATTTATAAAATTGGACGAGACTCTTCTGGAACCTCAACAAGCTTTGGCTATGCCTGTGCCTTTATAAAAGGTGGTTACAGAATCATAGAGAGGGCATCAAAAGCTTTAAATGATTATGGTTCTTTAAGATTTACTTACAGAGATCTTCTTGCATTTTCTAAATTAAGAGGATATTATACTTTTCTACAAGCTGAAATCGGAAATGATCAGCAGTCCGTATATGGAGAATGGACTGGCGGAAGAAAATATGAAGCTGGAAATATAGTAAAATTTTCTGGGGTCGTTTATACTTGCACAAGAGACCATGACTCAGACTTTACAAATAGCACCGGAATATTTTCAAATGATTATAATGCCGGTAACTCTGCTAGATCTAAATGGCTTCTTGGCTCAACTAATGGTTATTCTGTTCTTGGTTTTCCAAAAGACTTTTTTGGTTCCCAAAAAACATATATAAATCAATCACTCACCACTTCTGGCGTGTTGCAAGCTTTTGCTACGCTTGGAATTGAAATGTATAGTGGCGCAGGAGCTTTCGGCCAAACTGATATAAGAACTTTAAAAGCAGAAAATGGAATTGGATTTAGCGGTTTTGTTTATGGGACTGGTTTTGAAAAAGGCTTTTATTCATTAAGTACAGATACAACCCCAAAAAATTTAGATTTAATTAGTGCTGGAAGCTTGTATGTTTTAAGCGGCTCTGGTGTAGAGCCAAAGCTATATAAAACTATCGCAACAAAAGAAGAAGAAGCAAATCAATACGGCGTTGTTGGTATTGAATTTAATGCAAACAAAGAAGAGTTTATTGAAAGAGATATCATTGATACTTCGCCTAATCTTTATGTAAAATCAGTTTATGATGTCGTCATAAAACCAGACTCTCCCGCTTACATTACTGGCACTGGCATTATTAATTCAACTGGATTATATTTTAATTGGCCTGCCGTAACGACCACGCCTATTAACGGCTATAAAGTTTATGTAAGTCGTCCAGATTATTCTTCGCCAACACTAAGCGCAATGACGCAGGCTTATTTTGTGGCATCTGGAACAACAGGTATCACTATTGATGTAAGTGGCAAATATGGTCAATATGACATTAATGTTTATGGTCAGGGCATAAATCCATATAAATTGCTATCTGATGATAATGCCGCTATCTCGATAACTTACCTGCCAAACCCAAGCTTATCCATAACAGGACAAACTGTACAATCTACATTTGTAAGTGGTATTTATGTAGAAACAGCAGATACTAGAAGTCTTGATTATAAGATTTATTATACTGGCACCGGACACTCTGGATTAGGAGCAGGTAATTTTACTTCCAGAGATTTAACTTTTAGATGGGCCTATATGGACCCAACAGGTGGCGCCATAAATTCCGTAGAAAA